ATTTCGCACCGCCCCAGGGAAGGCCCCATTTCTTCGCGCAGGTCGGGCCGTAGCCGGCCTCGACGCTGCGCGCGTCGGTGAGTTCGGTCCCGCAATAGCAGCACGCGCCCGCCGACTTGCCGTTGGCCGCGAGGAAGGCGTGCGGTGCGGCGATCAGCTCGGAGAGAAGGTCGGCAAGGTTGTCGTACTCGATCGCGCTGCGCGTGTGCCCTGGTGTCCAGGTGCCGTCCTGCATGATGCGGCCGAGCCACTCGCGGGCGACGGCCGTTGTCGTGACGGAAAACGAGCCGGGCTGCATAGACCGCGCGCCGGCGATCCAGACCTTGAGAGTCTCTGCGTAGCCGTCGCCGTCGTGGCGGAGCAGCAGGTGAGGGAATTTGATCTTCTCGCCGGCCGTCGCGAACATCGCCCGGAGTTCGGTCTGGTCGCCCAGGTTGCGTGGGCCGATGGTCTCGGGCGGCTGGTCGATGCGATCGATCAACTTCTTGACCCAGGGCCATTGCTTGGCCAAGAGGGTGCCGGTGCGGGCTTGCTGCTGTAGCAGCGACAGGGCGAACGTCTGATCCTTTTCGGGCAGCCGGACATACTCGGTCTTCAACCGAGCGAGTTCCGCGGTGAACATTTGGATTACCCCTTGGTAGGAGCGGATGGGGTTGCCGCGAACGGGATTTTGCGGCCGTGAAACGCGCCGCCCTTGAAGCGGAGCGGGAGGTTTAGATCGACAGCGCCGCGCAGCGTGACGCTGTAGAGGGTCTTGCTTGCGTTCGGGACCAGCCAGCCCTTGGTGACGCAGTACTTGATCGCGGAGGGAGGGACGGTGCCGAGCATTTCGTTGGGTTCGACTGCAACCCGGTTGCGCAGGGTCGAGGCGATGTCGGCGTTGGAGTAGGAGGACATTTCCGCCGACTTCCACACCCGAACCACGTTGCCCTGATCGTCTTCAAACGTTTCGGGCTTAACGATGTGGGCGGCCACGAGGATCTTCGCGGACCGCTTGTCCATGCCGGTGCGGGCCGCATAGGCCGCGTGCAGTGCTGCGGTTCTCTGGGCTTTCTTGGTGATCCGTGCGGCCATCGGAGTGACTTTCGGTCGGAGCAAGGTGTTAGTGAGTATCTTATAGCATAGTTACACTCTTGCACCAAGTAAAAAGAGTAACAACAACAGTATATTATCTCTATTACTTCGGACTATACTTCGACTGTCGGGTGCGCGCGCTGGCGCCGCCTGGCTACGCGGGAGGCGCGCTGTCCCGCAGCCAGTCGGCCGCGGCCGAGCTTGGGGTGAGGTCAGGGACGCCGCCGAGCCCAGCCAGCACGGCCTCGGCGTCCACGCCGTTGCGCGGCGCGAACTCGCGAAAGTGCGCGAGCCGTTGGTTGCACCACGCAATGTCGTCGGCGCGGTTGGTCAGCACGTCGGCCTCATATCGGCCGCAGCCGCCGAGCCGGCCCTCGAGCGCCGTCCTGGCGCCGGTGACCTGGGCAGCGATGCCCCGGAGGGTGGTGAGAGCGGCCTCGACGTTGGCGAGGACGCGGGCCGGGATGGCGAACTGTGCCACGGTTCATTCCTCCAGGAAAACCGCTTGGTCGAGCATGTCGAGGATGTCGCGATAGATTCGGGGCTTCCCGCGCTGGTTTCGCGGCTTCCCCTTTGGGGGCTTTCCGTAGAGCCTGTCGTAGAGCAGGCGAGACAGTGCGGTCGCCTGCCGCTCGGTGAGGGGGATTTGCGCTTTCTTCGCCATGTCAGCCTCCCGACATCTTGATGAAACCGAGCACCAAATCGGCGCCCATACGGCCGGCCGGGGTCAGTTGCCGCTGCCAAGCACGCTCGGACGGTGCCCAGCGGAATCCGTTGGACTTGAGCGTGGCGATCACCGCCGGCGTCGGCTTGCCGGGAAAGTGCAGCCTGATCCGCATGGCCTCGGGGTCTTCGACCACCCGCACGTCGCCGACGGTGCGCTCTGTGGGTGTCATCGTCTGGGCGCGTCGCAGTTCCGCCAGCCGCTCGCGCATGCGTCGGATGTTGGCGCTGTTGTTCGACAGCGCGTAGCTGGGGAAGCCTATCGGGCCGCGGCCGTTGCCCCATTGCGGGGTGAGCAGTTCCTCGATCTGGGGAGGGTCGAAGCCCTGCGCCGCGAGCGCAACGCGGTCGCCTTTGCGGGCGGCGACATTGGCCGCCTTCATGCGGGCCTGGAGCGTCAACGCCTTCTCGATGCGGGCCTGCATGATCTCGGGGCCGTCTGAGTCGGTCGCCAGCACGGCGGTTGACGGCGTGACAGATGCGACCGCCGCGGCCTCGCGGCTGAGAGCGACACCTTTGCGCATCGCGGTGTCCATCCTCGCATGATCGCGCCGTGCGCCGCGCTCGGAGTGGTGGCCAACCAGGATGGGTTGGCCTCCGGCGAACCGCTCGGAGATTTGGTCTGCGCGGCGGAGTTGCGCGGAGGCCTCGTCCCGGAGGCGATCGGCTCTGCCGTCGATCCGGTCCTGGCGATCGGCGCGCCGTTCCGCTTGGGTGCGGCCGGCGGTCCTGGTGGTGTCAGACATGGGTGGTAACCTCCGTGGCAGGGTGAGGGGTCAGGCTTCGGTGGTGAGAATCCAGTCGGTGCAGGCCGCGCGCGTCGTGACGACGCCTTGCAGTTCCAGCAGCGCCATGTCCTGGGCCATGGTGCGCAGCCGGTGCGGGCGCAGCGTCGGATTGGCGTTGGCGCAGTAGATGCGGCCCGCTACCGCGTGCGGGGGCAGGTGCAGCGTGTAGCCGTCGCTGCACCGGATGGCGGTGATCGTCTCGCTGGTCATGGCCTGCGTTCCTCGGTGACGTGCGCGATCGCCGCGGCCAGCGTCGGGGTGAAGCGTTGCGACGTGGGCGTGCCGCGCTCCATCCGGTTCGCCTTCCAGTCCGACAGGTGGCGGGAGATGCTGGCGATCTGCTTGCCGTCAGCATCGAATATCCAGAGCGAGGTAGCGGTGACGCTCTCGTGCCGGCAGCGGTCAATCGTCATGCCCGGCGGGAGAAGCGTTGCGGCTTCGGCTAGGTCGCGGTCCATCGCGGCCTCTGCTGCTGTCGCTTTCGGCGGGAGGGGTGCGGCCGGGAGGCCGATTTGCTGCCTGGCCCAGCGCCATGCGCCGGCTTCGGTTCGGTGGGATTTGCCGGTAACGAGGTCGGCGTCAGTGAAGCCGTTGCGGCAGTTGACCCACACGGTTGTGTAGAAGCCGCTGCCGTTCGGGCTGGTGATCGCGCCCTGGTTTTCGTTGGTGAGTTGCAAGGCCATGTGGGCCGCTCCGTGGTAGTGTTTTAGTGAGTATCTTATACCACTATTACACACACGGAACAACTATAAAGCGCGACTGTACTAGAATAGTCGCGCCGTTACTTCGATTTGCGGCGACAATTAGTTGACCGGGAGCACCAACTCCTGGGCGGGTGCAGTTCCCGTAGCCGCTCCAAGCGCGCGGCGCGCAGTGCAGAAAGATGGCGCCGTGCGAGGGTCGGGATCACGGTTTGCCGAACTGGCGGCGCAGGGTCTCGATGCCGGTGGAGAATTGTCTGTCACCGGCGGCGATGATTGCCATGCCGGGCTTCTCGGGGTCGGGTCCGACCACGCGGTGCAACTCGCCGGCGATCGTCGCTGTGCGGCCGGTGAAGGGTCCAACGTCAGGCGTGGCGGTCGAGGCGATGACGCGCCGAAGCTGCGGGGGCATCAGGGGATGCTCGTGCTGCGGCAGCGCCTCAAACCCGAACTCCGGCACGGTTACGCCGAGGGCCTCGGCGAGCCATTCCGCCGCCATCGCGCGGTGACACCACTGGCCGGGGATCGGCTGTTCGTAGCAGAGCAGGACCGGAACCCGGCCGCCGGCGAGGCCAAGCAGTGCGTCGGCCACGAGCCTGGGGTCGAGACGCCCGAGGATCTCGGTTCGATAAAGGCGGTAGTACTCCTCGATCCCGACGCTGTTGAACCAAGGCCCTGGTGCGAGCGAGCGGAAGACGCGGTAACCGGCCGGCAGCCGGCGCGGCGTGCCACGCGAAATGCCGACGCGCAGATGATCGTCAGGGAGTTTGGTTGCCCACGACGCAGTTTTGATGAGAGGCAGCGCCGGCATGGAAATCGTCCCTTCGCGAAAGCCGTTTTAGACGGTGCTATCCTAGCACAGGCCGGTCACGAATGACACTGAAAGTTGCAGTTATTTCCTACGTCTTTGACGAACTTCTAAGTCTAATCCAGCATGATTCCATTGACGTTGCAGTGGGCGTCTAGCCCATGTTCGTCGGAGCTGTTCCGCGCCCTGCTGTCGAGCAGATCACGCGCTCTGTTCCGTTCACCGATTGGCGCCAGGTCTTCGTCGGATGCTCCGGGTCGTTCCGGTTCGACCGCGCGGTGCGGGACGTTCACCCGACCGTCGCCGTTCATTCGAACGATGTCTCGCTGCTGTCCTGCTCGCTGGGTGCCCTCGCCACCGGCGCCGAGTTCCCGATCGCATTCAAGGGTCGCCTCGCCTTCATTGAGCCGCTGATCGCCGGCCAACCCTTCACAGCGCGCGCCGCGGCGGTCGAGGTCGCGCTAGAGATGGCGAAATACAAGGGCACCAACCCTTATGCCCAGGCGCACTTTGCGCACTACGAGGAACGGTTTGTCGAGTTTCTGGCGCCGGTCTGGAAGCGGCTCGAAGCCTTCCTCGAAGGGCTGCACATCGCGAGCTTCCATCCCGGCGACTTTCGGGAGCAGGCGAAGCGAGCCGCCGAGGTCGGGGGCGGGGTCGCCGCATTCCCGCCTACCTACAAGAACGGGTATGAGCGGCTGTATCGCTTCGTGGATCAAAACACCGACTGGCCACGGCCGTCCTACGGTGTCTGGGACCCTGCCGCGCTGGAGGCGTGGCTGGATGAGCTGGACGCGATGCGGGTGCGGTATTGCGTGCTGACCGACCACACGCTCGAACGACATGAGCCGGTGACCGTCTATCGCGGGGAGTCGAACAAGCCGGTCTTTACCTTCGCGGACAGGTCTGCCAGCTCAGTGCGGCGCGCGCTGCATCGATCCGAACCGTTCCGCTACACCAAGCTCGATCCGGCGGCGCTGACCCCGGCGTCGAAGGTGGAGATCGTCACCGCAACGTCGGCGCAGATGAACTTCCTGAAGGACATCTATCTGGCGAAGGGGATCACGCACACCGCCGGCCTCGCGAACTTCCTGGTGATGATCGACGGCCACCTGGCCGGCGGCTTCATCTACTCCCGCGACAAGTGGGGCGGGGACCTCCTTTACCTGCTGTCCGATTTTGCGCTGTCGCCGCGGAGCCGGGTGTCGAAGCTGATCGCCATGCTGGCGACCTCGGCGACGATCACTGACCGCATGGCGATCAGGCTGGTGCAGCGGATCGACTCAGTGATGACCACGGCCTTCACGTCGAGGCCGGTGTCCATGAAGTACCGCGGCATCTTCGAATTGTTGGGCCGTGGCCCTGGGATATTGAACTATGGCAGCAAGATCAGACGCCAAACTCCCGGAGAAATCTACACCGAGTGGTTCCAACGGTTCGTTGCAAACGCGCGTCACACGGATGCGGCTCGCCGACCTGACGCTGCTTGAAAAGAACGCCCGGTTTATGAGGGGGGCGACCTTCGCCCGGCTGGTCGCGAACATCAAGGCGGATGGCTGTCTCACCAGCGTTCCGCTGGTCGGCCATGTGGACGGCAAGCTGCTGGTGGCGTCGGGCAACCATCGCGTGCCGGCGGCGATGAAGGCGGGCATTGAGGAAGCGGATGTCATGGAAATCCTGACGCCGCTGACCCGAGAGCAATTCGTCGCGCTGCAACTGGCGCACAACGCCGTCGTCGGCGAGGACGATCCGAACATCTTGCAGTCGCTCTATGCGGAGCTGAGTTTCGGCTGGAAGGAGTATTCCGGCCTGACCGACGATGCGTTCAAGGTCGAGGACCTCGATACCTCTGTGCTGCGCGTCGGCAATCCCTTCTATGAGGAGCTGCAAATCTCCTTTCTGCCGGCCGACGCGGCGATCTTCATGGGGTGGCTGGACAAGATCGCCAAATCCAAGGCCGCGATCACCCGCCTGGTCGGGGCCTATGCGGACTTCGATCGGTTTTTTCAGGGATTGCTCGCGGTGAAGCACTCGACCGGCGTCCACAACACCGCCGTCGCGCTGAGGATGATGGCCGAGCTGGCTGGGAAAGCGCTCGCCGAGGAAGAGGCAGCGCGCGGGGCTACCGACACGGAGGAAGCCGATGCGCGGGGCTAAGCCGAAGGCCACGGTCTTGAAGCTGGTCACCGGCAACCCCGGACACCGACCGCTCAACGAACACGAGGCGAAGCCGCGGACGGTGATCCCGGACCCGCCTGAGATTCTGAAAGACGAGGCGCTGGCGGAGTGGCGCCGCATCACGCTGCTGCTGGCCGAGGTGGGCCTGATCGCCAAGCTCGATCGCGCTGTCATCGCCGGCTACTGCCAAGCCTGGGCGCGGTATGTCGAGGCGGAGCGGCAACTCGTGACCACCGGCCTTATCATCAAGGCAGCGAACGGTTTCCCGATGCAGTCGCCCTATCTCTCGATCGCCAACAAGGCGCTCGACCAGGTGCGCCAGATGTCGGAGCAAATCGGCCTGTCGGGTTCAGCGCGCTCGCGTATCAAGGCGGGTGACGCGCCGGGAGACGCCGACGCGGCCGAAGACTTCTTGCGTGGCAGGGCGTAAGCGGCCGGCGGAGCCGCAGGACCCGGTAGAGGCGTATGCCAGGGCGGTTGTCGGCAACCAGCTCGTCACGGGGCGCCTGGTTCGCCTCGCCTGCGAGCGCCACCTGCGCGATCTGGTTGACGGCCCGGCGCGCGACTTGCGCTGGGACCGCGCCACCGCCCAGCGCGCGATCGACTTCTTCCCGGCCGTCCTGCGCCACAGCAAGGGGCAGTATGCCGGGAAGCCATTCGATCTGCTGGATTGGGAACAGTTTGTCGTCGGCTCGATCTTCGGCTGGAAGCTCTGGCTGCCGGACAAGAAGATCGAGGTCAGGCGGTTTCGCACGGCGTTCGTGTCCACGGCGCGGAAGAACGGCAAATCGACCATCGAGGCCGGCATCGGCTTGAAGGCGCTGATCGACGAAAACGAGCCGGGCGCGGAAATCTACTCGGCCGCGACGACGCGCGAGCAGGCCCGGATCGTGTTCTCCGAGGCCGAGCGCATGCGGGCCGGTTCG